CTGAAGAGTTCCGTGAAATTCTACAAGGTTTAGACGCATTACGTGCAAAACGCCGTATGAATGTAGTTTTGATTGCTCATACTGCCGTTGTTAAATTTGAAGACCCTCGCACTGAACCGTACGATCGTTATCAACCCAAGTTACCTAATCGCTGTAACGCCTTGTTACAAGAGTGGGCAGACGTACTTGCGTTTGCTGCATTTAAAGTGATTATTCGTAAATCTGATGCAGGTTTTAATGCTCAGAAATCACGCGGCGTTACTACTGGTGAGCGATTGCTTCACTTTGTAGAAAATCCCGCGTTTGCTGCAAAAAATAGATATTCATGTCCTGAAGATATTGAGATGACTATCGAAAATCTTGAAAAATTATTACCAATCATTAAATAACTAGGAGCACATATCATGGCTAAATTTGGATTTGACGTAACAGAAGTAACACCAGACACCGGCGCACAAGGTTCATTTGATCCGATTCCCGCAGGAGAGTATTTTCTAAAAGCTGTAGAAGCTGAAGAGAAAGCTACTAGCAAAGGAGACGGCTCATATATTAAAGTTAAATTTGAGGTTGTTAAAGGTCAATATGATGGTAGATTGATCTGGCAAAATTTCAATATCAACAACCCCAGTGAGAAAGCGCAGCGTATAGGTCGTCAGCAAATCGTAGCTTGGGCTGCTGCATGCGGTAAACCAGACGCAGACGACACTGATAAGTTACTTGAGAAACCGTTTAAAGCAGATGTCGCGATTGAGAAAGGTAATAATGGTTATGCTGACGGTAACCGCATCAACGCTTTTTTGTTTGAGTCAGCAGCAAAACCCGCGCCGAAAGCAGCAGCGCCTGCTCCCGCAGCAAAAGCTGGTAATCCTTGGGATTAATTTAGCTTCAGGAGAGAGGGCGACGCCCTCTCTTTTTATAACTTAGGAGACATGACATGGTGGCTATACCAGTAAAACCAGAACTAGACGTTATCAATCGCATTTACGCCGGTTATGAGTTAGAAGACAGAAAACCAGACATTTACCTCGGCAGACTCGGGTCATCGTTTATAGGTGAAGAATGTCCGCGTAACATATGGTTAGACTGGCGAGGATTTAACCGAAAAAACTTTGAAGGTAGAATGCTTAGGTTGTTCGGTACAGGGCACTGGCAGGAAGATAGAGTGGTTCAAGATTTGAGACGCGCTGGGTATCAAGTTTGGGACAAAAATGAAGAAACCGATAAACAATTTGAGTACACAGACAGCAGTAAACATTTTATAACTAAAATTGATGGTATAATTAAAGGTGTGAGCGGTTACGATGACGCTATGTTACTTGAAATCAAAACTCATAATAAAAAGAATTTTGAATCAGTAGTAAAGAAAGGTGTTAAGTCTGAAAAACCTCTACATTACGCTCAAGTTCAGATCAGTATGAAACTAGCTAATTTTGACAGAGCGCTTTACATTGGTGTGTGTAAAGATGATGAGAAACTTCACGTTGAAATTATAGAACGTGACGAAGTCGAGCAGGAAAAGTTACTCAAAAAAGTAGATAAACTGGTTGCTGCTCGACTCAGACCCGCCGGTATTAGCGATGACGGAAATAGCTTCGGATGTAAATTTTGTGATATGAAAGAAGTGTGTGTTAAAAACGTAGAACCGCTTAAAAATTGCCGCACATGCAGTCAATGTGTTCCTTACACTGACGGCACTTGGGTTTGCGAACTTGACAGCGAAACTCTACCTATTGATAAACAGCTCATAGGCTGTGAACATTACGAGGCGTTATGATAACTATCGGTATTGACCCAGGACTCACCGGCGCTATCGGCGTCTTGAGCAACGGCGTGTTTGTAACTGTTTTAGACATGCCCACGGTTGCTAAGGGTTCTGGCGTCGTTAAAAACGAGGTAGACCCTGCCGGACTTATTACGATATTGAGAGAACACGCATCAGCTGTTGAGTTCACGTGCGTTGTTTTAGAGCGTGTCAACGCGATGCCAGGACAAGGTTCATCTTCTATTTTCAGCTTAGGAGATAGCTTCGGATGTGCTCGGTCTTCTATCGCTGCATGTCGTTTTGAAACTGTTTACGTTGCTCCGGCGACTTGGAAAAAATACTTCAAACTTACGAGTGACAAAGAATTAAGCCGGTCTTTAGCTGTGCGTATGTTCCCTGAAGCTCCTATTAATCTTAAAAAACACAGCGATCGAGCAGAGGCGTTACTCATGGCACGATGGCTTTATGAAACGAGGTATAAATAATGATTGACGTAAACGTACAAGGTATCCCTTGCAAAGCAGAAATAGTTAGCGCTTACTATAGTGAACCTGATCACTCGACTTGGGCTAGTGACTGGGATTACAAAGGTGGTTGGGACGATATTGAGTTTAAAGTTTATGACCGCAGAGGTAGACATGCTCCATGGCTTGAACGTAAATTGACTAAGGAAGATGAAAAACGTATAACTCAACAGTTAATTGAAGACGCTGAAGCTGAATAAAAAGAACCCCGCATGAGCGGGGGAGAGGAGAGTACAATTAACGCGGGAGTGACTACTCAGTTGCTCCCATTTTACCACCAGGAATGTTTTTATTTCTTCTAGCTTCTAACGCATCATAAATTGATGGACGTGTCGGCTGTTCAGATTCAGTAGAGTTTCTTTTTTCTAACGCATCATAAATTGACGGACGGGCATCACTTTCATAAGTAGGTGGTGAATATTGAGCAGCACCAATACCGCCCACACCTGCTAACTCTGCTCTGTTTAACGCTTTTGCGCCAACTTTTGCTTTTGCATTGTAATTTTCTAATGCTCTCACTGCCGCTGCTACTTCATGCGGATCTTTTGACATTAAAAGTTGAGATACTTTATGAGCTACTTTATCTGACATTTGTGAACTGTTGATAACGTCAGTTGTTAAATTCATAAGAGAGTCTTTCCAACCACTTCTAATAGCATCCGAAACTACTCCACCAACGTCCGGTCCTTGCTCAAAACGCTCACGAGCTTGTATTCTGCGACCAGTTTGCGCACCACCCATGATTTGATTAGCTTGGTCATAAAGTTGAGCTTCACGCAACATAGCGGCTTTAAATAAATCAAATTGAGCAGGACTATCAAATAATGCATTTAAACTTTTTTGCGTTTCTGGCGATCTAATAACTCTAGCTGCGGCATTTATATTGTTACTAGGATCCATTACTATACTGTGTATATTTCTAACCACACCAGTTTTAAACGCATCTTTTTCAGCTTGACTCATATTTCCTATCATGCTTTCAACTTCTTCATGATTTAAATGTGGAAAATCTTTGTAACCGGCTTCCATAGCGTTAATAACTTCTTTGTCACCTGCATACTCGCGTCTAGCTGTTTTGTATGCGGGAACAGTTTCATCTAATTTATTTAAAAGCACCTCTCTCATGTCTTTTAAATTAGAAGCGTCAGTGCTTTTTCCTGCTTTAAATAAAGACGTGATTTGCGCATCAATGCCTTTTTTAATGTAATCTAGCGTTCTAACGTCTGGCAAAGTGCTGACTACAGTTTCACCGGTAACTGGATCAGCAGAATAAATATTACGCAACTCATATTGAGATGGATCTTCACCGTTCGCCCTAGCAACTATCTGTTTATCTTTTGCTATCTGCTGACCTTTTCTGAAAAATGATTGAAATCTAGGTGACGTTAATAATTCATTTATTACTGGATCATTAACTTCACCATGCGCATAAGCCGCGTCGTACAAAGGTTGTGCTTTTGCTCTGAGATCGTCTGATAATCTTTGAGCATCTTCATAATAATTGCCCGTTGATATTTCATCACGCGCTCGTTGATAAGTACGTTCACGCGCTCCGGCTTTCTGTTCATTTAAAACTTGATCAATCAAACGTCCGCTAGGTCCGCTACGTTGCGCCATCGTATCAGCAAGATGAACAAGTGAAGGTGATGCATTAGCTATCGTAGAAGGAATACCGCGAGCTTGATCATACATGACTGTACGATTTATATTGCTCGGTGTTAATTCGTCTTCTTTTATAGCTTCAGCTACTTTACCTAATGCTCGGTTTTCAATAACAGATTCAGTCGGTGTTAAACGTTCTCTAAGCCAACCTAGTCCTGCACCCGTACCTCTCATCAATGCAGGAACAGCCGCTCCAAGCGTAGCACCAGAAGCCGCACCGTATTGCGCACCCATTGATCTCTCACCTTCTTTTGCATTACCAGCACCGGCTATCGCACCTTGAACTGCTCCCAATCCCATACCGCGTTTGTACGCACCTTCGGTTGCTGATCCTAATATTTTTGGCAACGACACTTCTGGAGCAAATACAGCAGGAAGCGCACCACCAGCAAACTCTAGTGCAGTTGATGTGTTTGGATTTTCCGCTGAATATTTACCGTATTCACTTTGAATCTGTTTAAGTTCGGGTTCATATTCATCATCTTTGAGTTTTGATCTGAGCCATGCTTCGGCTTCATCACCCCAACCCATCATTAAACCTTGTCCGATAGCAGCACGCGCAGGACCTAATTTTTTATAATCGTTGTTATAAACTAAATCAGATAAAGTAGCCATTATTGCGCATCCTCTTTACTTGGCAAATCACGAGATTTTCCTTCGCTAAGTTGATTTAACCTTCTTTTTTCAAGTGCAATTCGTTTTTGAAGTTGTTCCATGTAGTTCAACATAATGTCTTTACGAACTTCTTTGCTTTTTGCTAACGCGCCAGACAGTTGAGCTTGTGCTGCGCGTTCACCTTCTGTTGGATTGCTTCCGAACACATCTTTCATTCTTGATAAACTTTCTGTGCTTAATAAATTTACTAATTTTCCAGTGTTGACAACAGTTGGATCTTCTGGCGAGAATGTTTCACCGTATTTCTGTTTAGCTACGTCAAACACATTACCCGTGTACGCTATGTCATTTAAATCATACGCTTGCTCAATCATTTTTTGAGCATTTTGTAAATTATTTAGCGTGTCTTCTTTTTCCCAGAGAACTTTTCTGTCATTAGGTGTTAGCTTTTCACCTTCTTTTTGTTTATCTAAATATTTTAAACGTTCAAGATCATTACGTTGTTGATTTTCAGCTAAATTACCTTGAGCAACACCCAACTGCGCACCGGAAGTAGCCGCGTTTTGAGCCGCTATCGCAGGTCCCATAAGCGTTTGATTGATTTTAGCTTGAAGTAACTGCATACCCGTAGTAGATACAATTTGTTGATACTCTGGTGTTCCTACTTGATAGCCCATATCTAACGCAAGTTTACCTGCTTCTGACTGCGCTTTAGGTATCTCTGCTTTAATCAGTTCACTAATCAACGCACGTCTATCTTTCATGCTTTCGCCAGCAAGACCACGAAGCGTGCTTAAATCTTCTTTTGCGCCAGCCGCCTTTAATTGTTGCGCTTTCATTTGAAGTTCTAAATCTTGATCTTGCTCTTGTTGCTCTGATTTAGAATTTTCAGCCATAGCCTGTCCGACGTTACCTAAGGTTTCACCTAGTGATCCAGTTTTTGTAGGCTGTCCGAACGCTGCCGCTAATCTAAAATAACGTTCTGCTTGACTCATGTTTTCACGCTCTGGTGATTTACGCGCATTTTTAATCATATCGGCAAACGCTTCTGTTTCTACGTTAGATCTTCTGCGAGCTTCTTCAAGTTCTTGCGCATAATCATTTTGCGGAGTAGCGTATTTTTCCATCATACTTTGCAGTTGCGCCATGCGGTTGTCTTGCTGTGGTGCTGATTGCGTTGCTACAGGCGCAGGTTGCGGCACACCTTCTTCTGGATTGGGCATAACATCAGAAACAATGCCACCACCTACCGCATACTTTCTAGCGAGGTGATGAACTGAACCGCCTTTGGCATATTGTGAGTTTAAATATTCTTGCATAGCCGCTGTGTCTGTGTAATCTCCTTGATATCCTGCGTTAATCGCTTGATTCTCTAACTGCTGTTGGCTGTTAGGTGCATATGTGTAATCAATTTCTGGCAGCGTGTTATTGGTGTTGAACACATCTTTTGAAACCGGTAAACTTGTAGGAAACGCCAAATTTTGCATAGCAGTCCAATTAGCATCCGTAGGTGATCCAATCTGCTTAGCTAGTTTGCTTTTAATATCAGCATCCGTGTAACCGATGTTACGCTGTTGTGCGTATTGGTCGGCTTGTTGTTGCGGTGTTAAATTATTAAAATTATTAGATAATGAACCGTAACTTGGCGGGTTTAATTGATTTCCGTAAAAACTTCCAGTTGCGTTGTACACATCACGATTTGTCAAATTATTAGACGCTTGATATTTTTGAGCATCTTGCATTGTTGCGTACGGGTTTTTACTAGCCCATTGCGAAATATCAGCATTGTTTATTGCTGGTGTAACCGGAGGCGTAGTTACTGGAATTGATGTTTGACCCATAGACGTGCTTGGACGTGTTTGTCCGAGTCCTTGCGGTAATGGGTCATATTGAGGAGTGCTTGCTACTCTGTTCTTATACTCATCAACGTAGTTGTTGTACGATTTTTGATCTAAGTCGTATTTACGTTGCAACTCATCCCACGTTGTTTTGTCAGTATTAAACTTAGTCAGATCCGTGTTATACGTTTTCATTAAATCCGGATAAGATTTTAATGAAGCATTATAAGTAGTTTGTGCAGTTTTTGCGGCATCTTGATCAGCTTTAAATTTATTCAAATCTGCAAGATACTGCGCATTAGACACATTGTATTCCGCTGTTTGCTCTGCGGTTGCACCTTTACCCAGTTTTGCAGGTGCAATAGGAGTCGTTCCCGCAAAAGCAGCAGGCGCAGTAGGCATAATAGGCATAGTAGGCGAAATAGGCGCAGTGTAATACTTATTAGTAGGTTTACTATCTAGGTTAAGCAGTACGTCTGATTTAGCTTTAGCGTCTGGTATAACAGTTTCTGACGGTGCTTTTGCGCCAGAATACTGCGGCACTGTCGCTGTAGACACGCCAAATCTTTTCATCAATTTATCTAATTCGTATCCCATTTTCTTATCCTGTTGTGCCAGTTGTTGGAGATGTCATACCTTTATACATGTTGTAACCTGTGCCTATCGTTGCTAACGGTGAAGGTGAGTATGTTTGACCTGTAGTTGATCCGATGGTTGTATTAGAAACTGGTGTGATTGGAGCTAAACCTTTAATTTGTGTATTCAAGAAATCAATATTGTTTCTAGCGTAATCTAACGGTGCATAGAATTGTTGTTTTGATACATCATAACCAGCTTGTAAATCTCTCTGTTGCGCTGCGCCAGCCGCTTCAAGTGCTGCGTTGTCAGCCGCTAACATTTGCTGTTCACCACCGATCAAATTGGCGTACTGGTTAAGCGCACCTACCTGACGTTGATAATCTTGCGCTGTTGCTGTTTGCACATTCACCGCAGCGTTAAGACCCGCTGTTTGTTGTGCTTGACCGGCGGCGGTCTGCTGCTGACCGAGATTGATTAAGTTTTGTTGCTGTGCATTTGTTAACTGTCCTTGTGTTTGACCAATATTTGCGTAGTTTTGCATATCTTGCGCAGTCAAATTACCTGCGGTTTGTCCTAGCTGTCCGTACAAAGATGCTTGTTTTGCGGCTGCATCTGTTTGTCCTTGACCGGCTTGATTATACAACTGACCTTGCTGCGCTGCCGCACTAGCCGCAGTTTGCCCTATATTTTGATATAACTGCCCCTGTTGTCCTGCTAATTGACCAGCAGTTTGTCCGCTTTGATTATATATTTGAGCTTGTTGTCCTGCTAATTGACCTGCGGTTTGTCCGCTTTGATTATATATTTGAGCTTGTTGTCCTGCTAATTGACCAGCAGTTTGCCCTATATTTTGATACAACTGCCCCTGTTGTCCTGCTAATTGACCTGCGGTTTGTCCGATTTGATTGTAAGCCTGAGCTTGCTGCGTTGCTAATTGACCTGCGGTTTGTCCGCTTTGATTATATATTTGAGCTTGTTGCCCTGCTAACTGCCCTTGTGTTTGCCCTATATTTTGATACAACTGACCTTGTTGTGCTGCCGCACTAGCTGCGTTTTGAGCAGCTTGATTGTAAGCCTGAGATTGCTGCGTTGCTAATTGACCTGCGGTTTGTCCGCTTTGATTATATATTTGAGCTTGTTGTCCTGCTAATTGACCTTGTGTTTGACCAATATTTTGATACAACTGACCTTGTTGTGCCGCTAGTTGACCTTGAGTCTGACCCGCTTGATTGTATGCTTGCGCTTGTTGTGTTGCTAATTGACCTTGAGTCTGACCGATATTTTGATACAACTGACCTTGTTGCGTCGCTAATTGACCTTGAGTCTGACCCGCTTGATTGTATATCTGAGCTTGTTGTGCCGCTGCGTTAGCCGCTGTTTGACCCGCTTGATTGTATGCTTGCGCTTGTTGCGTCGCTAATTGACCTTGAGTCTGACCGATATTTTGATACAACTGACCTTGTTGCGTCGCTGCGTTAGCCGCTGTTTGAGCAGCTTGATTGTATATCTGAGCTTGTTGTGCCGCTAGTTGACCTTCATTTTGCCCGATAGTTGAATATAATTGCGCTTGTTGATTAGCTAATTGACCAGCGACTTGACCCTGTTGAGTATACACACCAGCGTTTTGCGTAAGACGATTGAGATCTGTTCCTGCAGTGTTACCTGCGATATTAGCTAATTGCGCTTGACGTGATAAATCTGCTTGAGCGGCTGTAACAGCTTGTCCATAACCTTGATTGAGCAATGCTGCTTGCTGTTGTTGTAAACTTTGATTTGCATCACGAACGGCTCGATTACCAAACTCACCCATTCTCGCGCTACCGAAATTACCTGCTTTGATAAATGCATCAGACACGTTCGGTAAAATATTTTCTTTTAAATTACGCGCAGATTGTTGCGCTAATGCGTCCATAACACTGGTTTGATACGGATTCATATACCCTTGAACACCAGAAGCAGCAGTTCCGGAAGCTGCTCTCATATATGGATCAGCCGCAGCTAATGCGCGTTCTTGAGAAGATGTAACCAAATTTCTATTAGCAGGATCAAAATAAGAATTTGCTGAGTTAGCTATATCAATATTAGCAGCTTGATTGAATCTATTTTGACCTGCATTAGCAACGTCTACTCCGGCTGTTTTATTTAAATAATTTCTAGCAGCTCCTGCTATATCAACACCGCCCGCTTTATTTAAATAATCGCTACCAGCTCCTGCTATATCAACGTTACTCGCTTGATTTAAATAAGGATTAGCCGCTCCTGCTACATCTAATGCTTTAATTTTATTTAAATAATCGCTACCAGCTCCTGCTATATCAACGTTACTCGCTTGATTTAAATAAGGATTAGCTGCTCCTGATATATCTAATGCTTTAATTTTATTTAAATAATCGCTACTAGCTCCTGATATATCAACTTTACTCGCTTGATTTAAATAAGGATTAGCTGCTCCCGTAACATCAACTTTACTCGCTTGATTTAAATAAGGATTAGCCGCTCCTGCTATATCTAAATTGTTAATTTTATTTAAATAAGGGTTAGATGCTCCTGATATATCAACGTTACTCGCTTGATTTAAATAAGGATTAGCCGCTCCCGTAACATCAACGTTACTCGCTTGATTTAAATAAGGATTAGCTGCTCCTGATATATCAACGTTACTCGCTTGATTTAAATAAGGATTAGCCGCTCCCGTAACATCAACTTTAGCAGCGTTTAAATAAGGATTAGCCGCTCCTGATATATCAACTTTACTCGCTTGATTTAAATAAGGATTAGCTGCTCCCGTAACATCAACTTTACTCGCTTGATTTAAATAAGGATTAGATGCTCCTGATATATCAACGTTACTCGCTTGATTTAAATAAGGGTTAGCCGTTCCCGTAACATCAACTTTAGCAGCGTTTAAATAATTGGCATTGCCTGCATTTGCTATATTGACACCAGCAGCTTGATTTAAATAATCATTACTATTGTCATAAGCATTCAAGTTTTGTGCTTTATTTAAAGCTGTTTGTGCCGCAGTTAGAGGACTTAAACCACCAGCAGTACCCCATGTGGCTTGCCCAGCATCTAAATTTTTATCTACTAAATCACCTCGTAAATACGCACCTTGATCGGTTTGAAGGGTTTGACCCGTTTGATTGCTCGTCTGATCAAACATCCCAGATTGCGTATTCCAAATATCGGGTTGCCACGATGCGGCTTTCCCTGTTGCCGCATTAGCAACATTGCTTGAAATATTCCCGTAGGCTTGTTTTTGTTGATCAGTTAAACCTGCAAGCGTAGGGAGCATGTACGGTTGATAAGGCGTTTGCGCAAAGTTTTTTGCAAGCTGTGTTTGATCATAAATAGCTTGCTGCATCCATACTGGTGTTTCACCCTGCAAAACTTTATTGAATGATTGCGTTTTGTTTGGCGTTCCTGTTACTAAATCTTTAAGCAAACTGGTGCTTGCCGCGAATGGTTGATCTTCTGTTGCCATTACATTGCTCCTCTTAAGTAGGCAAGTGGGGATTTAGCGTTTGGACTTATTTTTCCTTTTGCTAACGATTTACCTTTTTGTGCGCGAATTTCACTGCGCATTTTATCAAGACGTTGTGCGCCTGCTTTGTTAGATCCGTCACCCAGCAGAGCTACAGTTTCTGCGTCAATGACGTATTCACCGTCTGACAATTTTGCATCAATTGTATCATCTCGACCAGAACCTGCACCGCGAGCAAATCGTGCAATATTACCCAACGCGCCGCCGTCAGCATAACCTGGTTGATTATATGCTCCAGAAGACACTCTGTTCCAATTTTGCGCCATGTAGTCGTACAAACTTTGATTGTTTTTGTTTGCATCATTTTGCAATTTATTCCAATCCCAAGGTACATTTGGTTTTGTAAAATATTCTTGTTGCTGTGGTGATAATTGTGAAACAGCAGATTGCGCTTCTTTTGGAGCAGACATCAATGATGTAAGAGCTAACGCACCACCACCAAGCAGTGCTGCTTTACCCCAATCAATGCCGCCTTGTGCTTGTTGCTGTGTTTGCGCAACTGCTCCAGCATCAGCTTGACCTGCTGGAGATGAATTACCGTAAATTCCATTTGGATTATTTACATAATTTGCTATTCCTGTTTGACCACCTAAAACATTAACACCCTGTCCGTTTGGCGCATTACTAGCATTTACATATTGAGTACCAATCGAATTACCTTCACCTAGAACACTTTGCGGACTTAATGCAGTTTGAACTGCTGGATTTAAATTAGTTTGATCACCTGTGAAAGACGGAAAACCTTCTGCGTTCAAACCGTAGCCACCACTAGGTACGCTAGATCCAAATGCGTTTCCTTTTAATCCAAGATCATAAGATGGAGCTGCGGTTGCTGAATTTGGCACCCATGTTTCAGCACCTGTTGCTGGATCTGTTACATATTGACCACCACCAGGCGCAGCAGTTCCCATGTTACCTAGTTTTAAACTATCAACGACGGAATCAGAAGGTTTTAAACTAATGTCAGAAGCGTTTAACTGTTTGCCCATGTCAAAGCTAACAGGTTTATTTCCTTCATTAACTGTGTCTAGTTTTTGTTGTCCGGCTGATGCTGGATCAAATCGCAATCCAGCGGCAACACCAGCTAAACCACCGGAAATAGCCGCTTGTTTTGGACTGTAACCTGCTGTCAACGCATTACCAAACGCTTGACCACCTCGGTTAATACCTAAGCCGATTGCTGAGTCTGTACCGACACCGCTAGCCATAGATCCAATAGCACCGCCAGCCGCTCCTACACCACCGCCAACTAATGCACCTTTAAGAACATTTCCGCCAGATATTCCAGCACCAGCCGCACCAACACCCGCACCGATAATACCGCTACCGAGCATTGCTTGACCTGTTTTACCGAGTCCAAGACCTAATGCGCTACTTGCCGAGCTTCCTACTTGACCGCCAAGACCACCACCTAATGCACCTGCCGCACCACCCATCAACGCACCTTTCCAACCACCGGTAATACCGCCAGACAATGCACCAATAGCTCCGCCACCTAAAGCAGCCGCACCCGCACCGGTCAACAATCCACCAGAAAGCATACCACCCACAGCAGTACCAATCCCAGGAGCAAAAACCATTAAAGCTATCGGCAGGATAGACGCAAATATTTTTAAAATACTTTTGTATTCTCTTAGTCCAGTTGTAGGGTTGATAGATCCTTCGCCACCCATGCGTTTTAACATTTCTGCTTCACGATGATTAATGTGCGCAAGCATATCATCACCACCACGACCTGCTAATTCAAGTTTTCTAGCAGCAACTGCTAAACCACCTCTAGCGTAACCTCTCACTTTCAAGCGATCTTGCAATCCATATAAAGCAATAAGTAATGACACGACAAATACCATGTCGTATTGTTCTGGAATCATATTAGCGTCAATAGCACCGTCTTTGATTGCAGCGGTACGCACTTCTGGATATTGTTCTGGATTTTGAAGAACAAACTCAAGCATGTTAATTGCTTCATCAAGCTCTTCTGGAACAATTGGCATACGCTTTACTTGCTGTTCCATTTGCTCAACACCTTGATGAAATTGAAAGTTATTTTCCACCAATTGCATAACTACTTTTCTAATTTCACTCATTTTGTTTGCCCTCTAAACCACTTATGGTTGTAATAATCTTCTTTTAAAAATCCGTAGATATGTAAATCATCGTCATCTTCAAACGATTTACGCATGATGCCTTCAAGCTGAAAGCCAAAGTGTTCATTTAGCCGTTTGGCTTGCGTGTTCTTTCCGCGCAGGAGTCCTGTGACGCGAGCAACATGCAGTTTGTTAAAAATAAATCCAAATATCTCGTTAAACATTACAACCGTTTCTCTCGGTCTAACTTTTTTGTTGTCAATTGCAATAGTTAAATCGATGTTGCGCGACGTAAAATTAGTCATAATAACCACGCAAACAAATTCACCTTGATTGTTTACTGCTGAAAATGCACGGAAAAACTCTGGTGGATTTTCGAGTCCAAGACGCTCACGCGCCCATTCTTCTGCTTCATCTTCAAGTTCAAATCCTATGTATTTCATATTATTCTACCGTTTGACAAAAACGCTCTGCCCACTCACGCCAGTCATCAAACTGATATGGGATCGGAAAGTTTTCTCTAAGCGTTAAATTGTTAACAAACTGCATACCCCAGTTCTGCCAGTTATTTTCATCTTCAAGACGACCAAACGCACCGTATGGATCAAAGTCCAATGTAATCTGATCTGCCCAATCACGAAGTGTAAGATGCGTTGGAAGTGTGACTCTGATACTCATGATATTACCGTATTGTCGCCCATTGACACATGTCCAATGATTTGACCCATTTGATAATCACCATAAATTTCATTTGACTCAAATCTGACGCGAAGCTCACGACGTTGCTCTTTAAGCATAACAATCTGTTGCCAAGATTCTTGCGCAGTTGCTGGAAAAGTAAACGTTGTACCGTAGACTTCTGGCGCACGCGCATTAGATCTACCTGTTACTTGAACAGTCATGTTCCCACTTTGCACAAAATCTGGTTCTATGCGCGTAATACGCATAAATTCGTTGTTACCTTGCGCCACCGCAGACAAATCTGCTGTTTCAAAATACGATTGAATTGGACTGAATAAATTTCCATCAATTTCATCAACGCCTTGCTCTTGAATCCAGACGCGAAAATCATCTGTGCCACCTATCATATTCGTAGTGGTTGCTGTTATTGTTGTTGATGTGACTGCTACGACAAGATAATTTGCGCGTGACCCATCTACCGTAGCCGTTAACGTGATAACTGGATTTCCGCCGACTTCTTCTACAGTCGCAACGTAATCTGGATCTGAACCGTAACTATTGATATTGTTAGCAACATTTTCTGCGGTCACGAGCAGGCTAGTACTGTAAGGAACAGCACCAGACATGATTTGAACCCCACCGACTGTAACGGTATCAATAGATCCAGATGAACCGCCCGTTAACGTTATTGTTCCTGTTGCTCCGGTAGCTTCCGGACCGGCAAATCCGCCCGCTAAAATAGGCGCAGCGAAAGAGTTGTTAAAAGATCCCGCAGAACGTCCGTTTGAAGGAAGTGCAGTGTCATACCAAGTATTTTCACGAACGTTATAAATAACCGCGTGCGTACATTCTGTTGCATCACCGCGAGGATAACACCACCAAATTTCACCGTAACGAGGTACTTTAAATGCAAATACTTTTGATCTATGTCGTCTGTTTAAACCATCAAAGAAATAATTTAAATTTAAAGTGTTCGGTACTTCACGCACAACACCGTTAAACATTAAGAAACGGTCAACACCCGCCCAGAAAAACACACCGTCGTAATCCACCACGCTGTTTTCTGAAATAATAGAAGTGTCAGTGGCTACTACGTCAAATTGAAACACAGACGCACCACCGGTAAACGTAGCGCGAATAACTGCGTCGTATGCCCAAAATAATCCAGCAGGAGCAGTTCCACTGCCGGCACGAAGTGGTAATCCTTTGATAATCTTTTGACCCCACACACGCGCAAGACCTGCACCAGATCCAAAATCTGTTAAATTTGTAGGCTCACCAGCAACAGACCATCCAATAATACCGTCAGTACCGTAATAAAATAAATAAGGATGAAGCGAAACAATACCGCCCGTGCAATTTGCATCGGGAGGTAAATTGATAGACTTTAAAATACCTGTGCCTAAAACCTCACCAAAGAATATTTGACCGCCTTCATCATTAGCAATACGTTGCAAATTGGGTGATACATGCGCCAGTAAATAATTTTGATTAGTTGAACTGTCATATTGATAATCAAACATCCACATATTAAGATCATTTGCTTCTAGTGCATTTGATCCATCATTCATATTTTGCGTGGTAGTTGTTATCGTTGTTGTGGTTGCTACGACTACATAACCGTTTGAAAATGATCCAGTATCAGCAGACACAATAGCTATAGTTGCACCAATACCGACTGCTGAATAATTTGGCGAAGACGTATATGCGTTAATATTTGCAGCAACAGCAGTTGCGGTTGCCGTTAAACTAGTTGCGTAAGCTACAGGAGCCGACATGATATTTACGCCATCTACCGTGATCATATTAACTGATCCAGCAGCACCGCTTGTTAAAATTACATTGCCGCTTGATGCTAAGGCTTGAGGAGTTCTATCAGACACAATTGAACTGTTAGCGGTGTAATCAATTGTAAATCGTTCAATCATGCTACGACTTCCGCTGTGGCAATAAATGTAATCCATTTGCGTAAAGTTACTAAAACCACGACTAATTTCAGTTAAATATTTTTGCGTTGCGCGATAACCACCAATTTTGCGTGGAAGACCACGTTGCCAGCGAACCCATTGCCCGTCCGTATAATTATTACCATCAAATTTCGTGCCGTCACGTTTAATGCCTGCATCTGATTTTAATACAATTGTTTTTTCTGGCATTAGAAAGTACCACCATTAACTGAACCAACAGCAGCCGGTCCTAAAATAGAATACGCATCGGCTTGCGTAACTGCTCCAAATAAAGCAGCACCAACAGATCCCGCACCAAGATTAAGAATAGCACCACCCGCAGTGGTTGATCCTGTACCGCCTTGTGAAACTGCAATCGGATACGAAATAGTAAACGTATCAGCACGAACCACGTCTGTACCGTCACAATAAAGAATAGATCGTGTTCCAGACGTAATGGTCACGCCTAAACCAGCAGAAGTTTTAACAGTGAACGTGTACGCACCTGTACATTGGTTGTCAACCCAGTATTGTTGAACCGTGGCGGGAACAATAATTGTGCGATTTCCTGTTAACGTGCCAGTAAAACGATAAGAAATTCGATTCAATTCTGTACCAGACAACGAGTAATTTCCAGAACCACCTACAGCGATAACCGTGTAATCAAAAGCAAAAGTAGCAGGTTGGCCAAAACCAATCGTGTAACAATTTGCTCCGTCTGAAGCAATGATTGCTGATTCACCAGGTTGAAAACTAAGATTTGCTGAACCGTCAATCAAAGTAGTTCCGATAGCATCTGCAAGAATTGCACCTGTACCAGAGTTGCGCAAATAGATAAACCAATTATCACCTACCACTGTTGGATCTGGAAGACTTAATGTACCGCCTGCACCAGTCCAATTAAACATTTTAGCTCTGTCTGCAACGCCTGAAGTGTAATTAACACTGAAAGATGTAATCGGAATAGACTGTGAAAGCAGAGGACCAACCGCAACAATACCAGTTCCGGCGAGCGCAGAAGCATTTGCAATTGAAAGACTAGCTCCATATTGCAATGATACCCATGCACCTGCGGTTGTACTATTATCTGTTAAATAAATCTGCCAGAGCGTGCCGCTTGTAACAGTGACGATTTGCGTCCCATTAGCGTTTTTTACAGTGATCGTTTGCGCACCAACGTTATTAAAAAGTATAGTTTCACCTGTTCCCGCTTTTGCAGCATCCGGTAAAAATATGCTCAATCCAGCGGTTGCTGATGAAATGTTGATAATTCGTGTAGCAAGGTTGTCACTAGCAGAAGTTTCAGTTGGCCAGCTTAACGTAACATCAGCCGTAAGCGTTAACGCGCTGTAGCTGATTTCACTTGGATAAATGTTTGCGCCACCGAATACGTCGGTATATGTTGTCATTATGCTTCACTCCGGTTCGCTGTGCGATCCATGATACGTTTGATATCTTCGCCATTAAGTGCTTGAGCAGCTCGATCATAAATACCTTGCCAAACTTGCACCCGCTCATCATTTTTGAGGAATGGTGTTGCTTCGAGCAGTGTGGCGTACAAAAGAACGTCTGGCGCATACTCGGTAAGCCAATTTGTTTGAAAGTCGTCGCCAAGAAATCGCACTTGTTCATAGAATAAAATTTCTAATGTTTGCGAAGTTGCGGGCGTAGGTGCAATTATCCAATGCTGATAATCGTAGTCGGCATAATACGCTGGCGTTCCAGTTTCAGCAGGATCTGGCCAGTAATTTCTGATGTATTCATAAGCACGCGCAAAAATAGGCGTACCGTCAACAGTCATGCTAACAGTGTCACGCCATCTATCTGGCTTCATGTAGACATTAACACCAGCCGCGAGCGGTGTTGTGACTGCGCGAATAAAACCTTCAATTTTAAGTTCACGCGCAATACGACGCTCACCCATTGTGATGAGTCGAGGAAGTTGATCGTAGACAATTTGATCGCTTTCTTGCGTAAAACCACGCTCTAGGTAACGTCTAACGTCTACGAGCAACGAGTCGTAGGTCATGCTGTAGCTCATAAATACTCCGTAAATTTTGTAGTATTAGCCGCTGATTCAGCATGCACCTGTGTTATTGAATTATACTTTTAAATGAATGTAAAAACAAAAATGTTATCCATTCCAGCGTGCGATTTTACCATCACGAACATCAATATGGGTAAAAGAATTGTAGCGTCCAAGACCTCGGCAATCACTGTCAAAATGTTTCATGAGGTATTCTTGCACTTCTTTGGGCGGTACGTCTTTTACTTTAATGTCGGCTGCGTTACCTAAAACGTGTTGGCTATGCTTTGCACCTCCCACTTTTGTGTTGTGTGCTTCACATCTTCTACCGCTCATAATAGTAATAGGCTTGCCAAACGACTCACGGATGCGATTAAGTAGCTCTACGAGCTTAGGATTAACGTCTTTTTCGCTACATCCGCAGTGACACTCAAATTCTTCTGGTTTGAAGTAATTGCTCATATTATTTACCTTCTGATGCAAACAGTCCAATCATACCAAACACGACACTAGCGGCAGTTAAGCTGTCATGCACAACAGGCGTTGCGTCAATATTCACACCCGCCATCGTAGCTAATGCTGCCACACTTGCGTAGGTAGAAGGCTCTTTTAATCGAGCCATTAAATAGTTCCACGCTTTAAGTATTTTATTCATTTATCACCTCAACCCAGTTAATTGTTAGCTCGTCCCAATAGTATTGTTTATCATCTTGCGGATAAGGCACTGGAGGATTCCAACTCATAGTAGCTAAGTCACCTACCCAAGAAGGATAAGGTTTTCTTGCTTGATGTTCTGCTTGTTTGTCTGCATTAAACTCAACTTCTGAAAGCACTTTTAAAA